GATTTCATCGGCGCCGGCCACACCGCCGGCATCCCCGCGGCCGGCTCGCCGACTGCCGGCTATCCCTGGGTCAAGAAGATCGTCGGTGCGGCGCCGCCCACCGTCGCGCTGGTGACCAACGGTGGCGGTGGCCAGGTGCAGGCCGCACTGACTTCCGCCAGCCAGAAGCAGGACGCGGCGCTCTACTGGAACGACAGCCTTGCGATCGATGTCACCAAGGGCGCGGTGTTCGAGGCGCGTGCCAACCTTGCGGTGCTGCCGAGCGCCGCAGGCGTGCAGATGGTCATCGGGCTCGCCGCGGCGTGGATCGATGGGCCAGACAACAACACCTACTACCTGGAGTTCGGCTGCACCGCGAACGGCAACCTGCTGGTGCGCTCGCAGGATGGGGTGACGCAGAATTCAATCGCGGCAGCGATCGCCGGCGTGGCCACCGTGATGGACACGACCTTGTTCCACACCCTGCGCATCGACTGCCAGGACGTGACCGATATCGGCTTCTACTACGACGGGCAGCGGGTCAACGGGAACAAGACGGTCGCCTTTGCTGCGACCGGTGGCAACGCCATCCTGCAGCCCTATGCAGCGGTCTACAAGCCCTCGGGCACCGGCGTCGCGACCCTCAACATCGACAAGATCGACGTCTGGTCGAACCGCTGATGCCCAACCGCATGATGCGGCCGGCCCCGACCGGCCGCCATCCCAACCGACAGGAGATCACCAATGCCGACCCCGACCGAGACCCCGCAGCCCGACGCGACGACTGACATCGGCTCGGCTACTCCGCCCGAGCTGCCGCCCGAGCTGCCGGCCGAGCCGATGCCGCCCGCGACGCACGCCGTGGGTGACGAAATCGACGGCCTCGGCATCGTCGCCGGGGTGCGCGTCGTCCGGGGCGAGGGCGAATACGTCAAGCTCGGCTCGCCCGATGCCGACTGGACTAAGCTCTAGCTTTCGCTGAGCCCCAAGCAGAACTGGAGAACCTGCCATGGCCGGATCGATTGCCGTCGCCTCGTCCGACATCGGGGGCGGCACCACCAAGTATTCGGTCGCCTGGACGTCGGACGCGAGCGGCAACGTCAGCGGCAACACGTTCGACATCAAGCGCGGCGCCCTCATCCAGACCGTCTTCGTGCCCGGAGCCGCGGGCGTCCAGCCGTCCAATGGCTACACGGCCGCCGTGAACGACGCGAACGCGATCGATGTGCTGTTCGGTGCCGGTGCCGGCCTCTCGAATGCCAACGGCAGCTACAACGTGCCGAGCACGCCGGCGCTCCTCGAGGCGCAGACGGTCACGCTGGCCATCAGCAATGCCGGCAACGCCAAGAGCGGCACGATCGTCCTCTACGTGTGGCTCTGAGCGATGAGGGGCCTTCGGCCGAACCGCATGGGGCTGGGCAGCGGCGCGCCGCAGTTGGGGCCCATTGCCTGGACCTCCGGCATTCCCAACGAATATGGGACGCCGGGAAGCGCCGGCAGCCTCGGCGCGACGAACAAACAGGTCGGCTCGACCACCCATTTCGTCTTCTATGAGGACGTCGCCGACGGCAGCTTTTGCGTTGCCTTCTGGAACGGCGCCGCGACGGCCGGCCACGGCGAATGGTCGGCCGGTGCAGCGGCAAGCATGCGGGCCTCGGTGCTCTGGATCGACCAGAACAAGGCGCAGCACATCACCCAGCTCGTCGCGGCCGATCTGCTGTCGACGACGGCAAACGTCCCCGACGGGGCGCTCGGTTGGCTTTACGGGCCGTCCATCCGCGGTCTCGTCGGCAGCCATGCCTGGGTGAAGTTCTGGGGCAATCTCGGCAACGGTGGGTACTACAGCCACGGCAAGGCCGACTATGCCAATGGCGATGAACTGGTCTACGGGGCGACCGTGACGGATCACACCGGCGACTTCGCCTCCTACGGCAACACGTCGACCGCGTCGAACGACCACTACGGGCCAGTCTTCATTGGCGGCCACGCCAAGCGCCAGACGTTCCTGACCGACGCCGACAGCCGCGAGGCGGGCGTGGGCGTCGCTGGCGGCGTGCCCGATGTGCCGAACAAGCTCTATGGCGGACATGGCGCGGTCAACCGGCTGCTGACGCCTTACATGGCCGGAATCGATATCTCGGTGCCCGGCGCCACGGCGCAGGAAATGGCCGACCCGACCAAGACCGTGATGCGCGACTACATCGCCAAGAAGCTGGCCGGCCCCAATGTCGTCCGCATGGATGCTCTCGGCATCAACGACACTATCTTCCAGGGACGGACGTCGACCCAGATGCTCGCCGATGCCGCGACGCGTGCCGCCCGCCTCGGCCTAAGGACCTATCCGGTCACCCTCTACCCGGTGGTCACCGACGCCACCCACAACACCGTCTACAGTTCGGCCAACGATCCGCAGCGCATCGCGGTCAATGTCGCTCGGCGCGCCGTCACCGGGGTCTATGACCCGGCGGCCGTGCTCGAGAGCGGCGTGACTGCCGGCACCCTCGGAACGCTCGCCGACATTTTCGATGGCACGCATGCCAATGCGACGGGCGACGAGCATGCCCGGACCGGCTCGGGTTACGATGTCGCCGCGAACTACAACGCGGTGGCCGTCATATCCGCCGGCTTCCAGTTTGGCAGCGGCGCGGCCTATCAGTCCCTCGCCCTGGCTGACAGCTGGTCGGCCAGCGACAGCACCTTCACGCCGAACACCGTCTACTCTCCCGAGCACAAGCTCACCGCCGGCACGCTCGTCGAGGCTGCGACGACGGCCAACCATCAGGTGTTCAAGCAACCGACATTGAGCCTGGCGGCCGGTGCCCACGCGATCACGGTGTTTGCCAAACGCGGCGCCGGGTCGCGCAACCTGCGGATCGAGACCTACAAGTCCGACTTCAGCACCAGCGGCATCGTGTCGTTCAACCTCGGCAACGGCACCGTGTTCTTCACAGGCGGGCCGAACGCGCTCTTCACGGCGCTGTCGGGAGCGGTCACCACGTTCGACGATTTCTACAAGCTCGTGGTGAGCTTCACCCTCTCGGCGACGCTGACCAACCCCTACCTGATCTTCGATATGGGAGATGCGACGGGGGTCAATGGGTATGCCGGCGACGGCGCCTCGAGCGTTATCATCTGGGGACTGGACGCGAGATGACGCAGATCACATTCCGGGACGACGGGCAGCAGCTCCAGTGGCTTCGCGCGACCGACGGCAAGGTCACCGAGACGAGCGACCAGCACCTGACTGGCCAGTGGAGGGGAGCCGACATCGTCGGCGTTCCTGTGGTCGGTGGGCAATTGGTCGCGCATCTGCAGCTCTTGCCCGAAGGCCAGACCATTACAGTAGAAGCGCCGATCGTCGAAATCGTCTGATCAGTCTCCGGCTCCGGCAAAATGATGTCGGGAACATCCGAATTGCCACTTTATTAAGCACGTGCTTTTCTCGATGCCGGGAAGAGGAAGAAGCATGTCTGCCACATCAAAACTAGCGCATGGAGCGCAACTGCGGCCGCTCGCAAGGCTGCCGCGCGGCTGGACTGTCATCTGGCTCGCGCTGTTGGCGTGGATGGTATTCGTTCTCCTGGCGCTCGGCATCTGGAAGGCCGCCGAACTGGTCGGGCTGATTATCGCTCAAGCCTGACGACATGACGTAGCGCTCGAACATCGGCGCCCCAAAGGCTCGCTTCGGCGGGCCTTTTTTATGGCCAATCGAAAGGACGCGACCATGGCTTGGATTGTTCAGCCTCTGCAGCGCAAGGGCACCGACGGCGCGCCGTTGGGTCTCTGGCATCTTTGCGCTGACAGCGACGAAGGCGGCGGCTTCTGCGCCGGCTGCGAACACGATCACGCGACGGCTGAAGAGGCACAGGGCTGCCTCGAGGCGCGCAAGCACATTGGGGAGGTCACCGGATTCCCGCTCGAATTCGATCTCATCACCATCAACGGCGCGGCCGTGGGCTGGGTGCACGATGACCCGCTGACCTACGAGAAGAGATCTGCGAACTTGCCGGCAAGTCGCTCGAGGCGACGGTTACCTACTTTGCCAAACTCGATGGCGACCTGACGCGTAAGGGCGGTCTTTGCCGCGGCCAATCGGTGCGGACGGCAAAGAACATGCACATCAGTTGCATGGTCACAGGCTCGGCGTAACCAGCGGCAAAAAACGGCTCCGGCGCTGCATGGGCGGACCGGAGCCGTCAGTAAGACCGCTATTGCGTAGGAGAGCAACGCCACGAAAACGCGTTGCCCCGAAGAATGTTCCTCACGCAGAAAGGTCCCCCATCATGGCGAGCACCGGACTGGTGAGAATATCCAAGGTCACACCGCCAGACAGCCTCGACCTGACCACGCTCGAAACCGTCAAGACGGAGCTCGGCGTGAAGACGACTGACAGCGATGCCCAGCTCGGCCGGTACATCACCGCCGCCTCGGTCGCCGCCGGCCAGTTCTGCAACCGCGACTTCGTTGTCGAGGCCGTCGAGGATGATTTCTATCCGCAGCGCGACGCATACCCGCGCCCCGTCACCGGCGGCCTCGAACCGCTGCAGCTGTCCCGATGGCCGATCGTCTCGGTCGCCAGCGTCGTCGAAAACGCCGTCACGCTGACCGAGGGCACGGACTTCGCCATCGACGCGGCCAATGGGCAGCTCATCCGGCTCGACGGCAATCTCTATCCGACGAGGTGGGCGACCCTGCCCGTCGCCGTAATGTACTCGGCTGGGTATTCGCCGATCCCGGCCGACATCGAGGATGCCGTGATCCGGATGGTGCGCAATCGCTGGTTCGCCAAGGACCGCGACCCGATGGTCCGCACGGAAGACATTCCCGGTGTTCGTTCGGTGGCATTCTGGGTGCCGACGGGTACCGACGCGGGAAACATGACGCCCGACGTCGAGGACATCCTCTCGAACTACCGTGTGCCTGTGGTGATGGCGTGACCGGCCCGCTCGCTGGCCTCGACGACGCCCTCGCACGCGCCGGCTCGGACATCGTGCTGCGGCGGGTGCGCGGCACGGCGCCGGGCCTCACGAACTACGACGTCACGGTGCGGGCCGCGGTGCGCAGCTATCGGCCGGAGGAGATCGTCGGGGGCATCTCGGCGACCGACAGCCAGGTGATCATCAGCCCAACGCAGATCGCCGCCGCGGGCTGGCCGGGAGACGGCGAAACCGGTTCGCCTGATCCTGCGCTGCCACGCATCAACGACAAGGTCGTCATAGCCGGCCGGACCCGCAACATCGCCGCCGTTCGGCCATTCTACGTCGGCGACGAGCTGGTCAGGATCGAACTGCAGGTGTCAGGCTGATGCTGTCGATCAAGGTTGAACCGCTCGCGCGCGATATCGAGCTGCTGATCGCGCAAGACCTGTCGCCCGAGGCGCAGAGCGCGACGCTGGCCGCATTTGCGCGGGAAACGCTGGCGGAAGCCGAGGCGACAAACGAAGCCGCCCTGGGACATGCCTCGCCGCACGAAACCTTCGTCGACGGCCTGGCCGGCGCAAGCGAGGAAACGGTGCGGCCTGGCGGCCAGATCACATATGAGTTCGACCTGCTGCTCGACCTGTTCGCCTGGATCGACGATCAGCTGATGCAGCATGCGCCGGTACGATCCGGGCAGTTCAAGCGGTCCTTCGTCTTCCTCGCCGACGACGTCGAGGCCGACCCGAGAAATCCGCCGCCCGGTCTGAAAGTCGCCGTGTTCAGCAACACCCAGCCCTATGCGCGCAAGATCGAGGGCGACGACAACCGGAAGCCCGAATCGTCCCAGGCGCCCGATGGGGTGTTCGAGGTGGTGGCCGCGCTGGCCGGGCGTCGCTACGGGAACATCGCCAAAGTCTCGTTCGGATGGCGCTCGTTGCAGAATGCCGGGGCGCTGACCGAATGGGCCCGGAGCGAAAGCGGGCGGCTGCTCGGCAGCAAGCGCGGCGGCGGCGAGGCTCAGCAGCACGACTGGCTGACCCGGCAGCCCTCGATCATCGTCACGGTAAGGTGAAAAAGATGCGTCATGCCTATCTGCGGCTTGCCCCCGAGTTTCTTGGCAACTCTGAGGTCTTCGCGGCGCTGAGAGCTGCCGGCGTCAAGGTTGTCGGTTCGGGCCGAAGCAACCCATTCTCGGACGATCTGCGGCTGTGGATCGCCTCCGACCTCTTGCCGGAGCAATGCGATCGCGAGTTCGTCGACGTCGATGCTACCTTCGTCAGTGAGGAAAGCGCCGAGGGTACCCATTGCGGCCTCGCGGGGTTCGTCGTGCGTGGCGTGGCACAGGAGTCACCCGACGTACGTGTAGCCGCGCTGCACCTTGGACCGAGCGACATCCTGGTCGTCGGCTTCAACGGGGGCCCTCTGACGCGGGAAGGTGCAGAGCGTCTCAAAGAGCAGGTGCAGAGCGTCGCCGGCGACCGCAAGGTGCTCGTTCACGACGGGCGCCTTGACCTGACAGTGCTTCGCTCCGAGAGCGCCTGATGGCCTCGGTTGCCGCAATGGCCGCAGTGGACGCGCGGATCGCCACCTATTGGAATGTCGTCGATCCGGACCCGGCGAATGGCGGCGTCGCGATCCCCTATCTCGGCCTCAATGAGACGGGGGATGCGCCCGCGGGCGTCTCGGCGTTCCTTGCGGTGCAGTATCCGATCGCAAACGCGCAGCAGATCTCTATCGGCGCGCCGGGAGCCGAAGTTTTTCGGGAAGAGGGCGGCATCGGCTTCGTGCTCAGCATCGCGCGCGGGCAGGGGATCGCCTGGTGGACGCAGCAGCTCGAGGCGCTGACGGCCAACTTCCGGGCCAAGAAGTTCGCTGGCGTCAACACGTGGGCGCCGACCTCGCCGGTGTTCGACGACACCAACGACCGCGCCAGCCATTACCGGCTGACGGCCGTCGTGCCGTACTACCTGGACGCCCTGGGCTAGCGGAGCGCGCCGCGACCTTGCGCACCAGCTTGCCTCTCCAGCAATCCGGCCTCGCCGGTAACCCAGCAAATCCCCGCCTTGCCCGCTTGCGGGCGCTCAGATGGAGCCATTTCCAATGGTTGATCTCCAGTCGACGAACCGCGTCAAGATCGGCTCCGCGAGGGAGTCGACCTTCGGTGTTATTCCCACCTCGCCGGTCTTCAAGACGCGCCGTGTCACCGCGCATGCGATGGCGACCAGTCCGCAGACCGTGGTCTCGAGCGAAATCCGCTCCGATCGGCAGCGCAAGGACGTCGTGCTCGTTTCTTACCAGCCCGGCGGCACCGTCTCCGGCGAGGCGGCCTTTGCGGTCATGGACGACGACCTCGAGGAGGCGCTTCAGGGCATCTGGGCCGCGACGCCCAACCGCGACAATGCCGGCACGGCGGACAGCGTCATCACCAACGTCGCGACCTCCGGCACGGTGCTCACAGTCAACACCGGCGCAGCCTTCGTCACCGGCCAGCTGGTGCTGTTCTCCGGCTTCGGCATTGCCGGCAATAACGGCCTGTTCAAGTGCACGACCGGCAGCGCGACGGTCCCGGCCTTTGTGGGCTCGGGCATCACCGACGAAGCGGCGCCTCCCGGCGCGGCCAAAGTGCGGGTGGTCGGCTTCCGCGGCGCCAGCGGGGATCTGGTGGCCGTAGCCTCCGGCACCAAGATCACCTCGACGTCGCTCGACTTCACGACGCTGGGCCTTTCCGTTGGCCAGTGGGTGCGGCCGAACAACTGGGGCATTTCGCCGGCCAACAACGATTTCTGCCGTATCTCGGCGGTCGCGGCGCACACCCTCACCTTCGACCGGGTGCCGTCCGGCTGGGCCGATGATGCTGGCACCTCGACCGTCGTCGATGTGTATTTCGGCGACGTGCTGACCAACGGCTCGACCAAGCGCAGCCGCACATGGGAGCGGCAGTACCTCGACCACTCGCCGGTCACCTATGAATACCTGCCGGGCGAGGTGGTCGACAAGCTGACCGTCAACGTCAAGGCGGCGGCGATCGTTGACTATTCGGTCGATTTCGTGGGCGGCGGCCTCAGCACCGACACCACCACCCGGGCATCCGGCGCGACCGATGTCGTGGCGCCGACCAACGACGTGCTCAACGCTGCCTCCAACGTCGGTCGCATCGGCTTCGACGGCTCGGCGATCGTCGGGCCCAACTACGTCAATGCCGCGACGATCGCGATCAATAACAACCTGCGCCGCCAGGTAGCGGTCGGGTCGCTCGCGCCGGTCGGTATCGGCAATGGTGAGTTCGCGGTGAGCCTGACGCTGAACACCTATTTCGGCGACAAGACGATCCTCGACAAAATCCTCAACAACACGCTGACCTCGTTCGATCTGCGCATCGGCCGCACGGACTCCAACAACGAGAGCTATGTGTTCGACTTCCCGTCGATCAAGCTTTCGGCCGGTTCGCCCAGCGTCAGCGGCAAGAACGCCGACGTGATGATTTCGGCCACCGCCGAGGCGATCATCGACTCGACGCTCGGCTACACGATGGCGTGTAACCGTTTCTACTACCTGCCATAATTCAGGAGACTTGGCCTTGAAGCTTTCCGACATAAAGCGCGGCTACGCAGCGATGAACGCGGGGGTGTGGGTGGACAACATCCCGCTCCCCCTTTTCGAGGGGGTTCGGCTTCAGGTCCGCCGCCTCTGGAACCCCGACTTTGCGGCGCTCTGGGAAAAGCTGACCGACGGCAAGCCCGACCCGCTGCCGGATGCCGACCAGCGCGCCGTCATGACGCAGTGCCTCGCGCAGACGGTGCTGATCGGCTGGGATGGTACGGAAGACGTCTATTCGCCTGCGGCAGCGCTGGCGCTCCTATCGGACGATGAGGCCGACGGCAGCAACCCGGTCCGCATGGCGGTGATCCGGGCCGCGAACAGCGTCGCCGACCGGGTCAAGGCACAGCTAGAGGCCGATGAAAAAAACTCCGCGACGCCCTAGTCTGGTCACTCGACTGGGGTGCCAAAGCGGAGTGGCTTGAAGAGGTCGCGAGCAAGACCGGCCACCGGCTGCCGGCGCTGGAAACCCGGGTGCTCCCGGCGCCGCACCTTCTGTTTCACTGGAGCGCCTTCGGCAATCTCACATCGGACCGGCAGATGGGCATGGGTATCGGACCTGTCGCTTGGACCGCGGTCGACCGCTATGCCGAGCGCTATGGGGTCGATGACCCCGACGAATACGACCGGTTCGTGCGCCTCATGAGGGCCATGGATATGGCCTTCCTCAGCTGGCATGCCGAGAAGAAGGACTAGCGGTTTCTCGTGGGGGCCCTTTGCGGTCTAGGCTGATAGTCCGCGAAGAACTTCTCCCGGTCCCGTTTTGACCACCGGCTGATGTCGATGTTGGGCGCATAGGGGCGCGGGTCCGCCAATGGTTCGCTCCCGTCGAAGCGGTAGCCGCAATGGCTGCAGACGCGGGCTTCGGCCGGCACGAGTTCGATGCAATCGGGGCACTTCTTCGCTGGGCCATCGAACGGGAAGTCCTCATCGATCGGCGGGACTGCCGGCGTGGAAATGACCAAGGCCATAATGAGCCCGATCAGCGGCAGACACAGGCCGATGAGAAACCACCCAAAACCATTGCGCCCCTTATTACCGGCGATTACCGCGGCCGCGAGCGCCAGCCCCAGCCATCCGACAAGCACCACCATCGGCCGCCTCCCAGCCTCTCCTTGGCTTTTGCGCCGAGAATAGAAGCCCCGCGATAGGAAAACGCAATGGCCACGATGCAGGACGTCATCCGACGCATCCAAATTCAGGCCAGACAGGAAGGCGTCGATCAGACGACCGCCTCGCTGCAAAAGCTGGCCGGCGCCCAGGACGTGGTGGCGATCGCCACCAGCAATACCGAGCGGGCGACCGTGTCGGTGCAGGGCAAGCTCACGTCCCTGATGAAGACCTTGGACGCCGAATATGCGTCCGAACAGAAGCTTGCCGCCGTCGAGAAGACCCTGACCGCGGCGCGCAACGAAGGCCTGGTCAGCATCGAGCGCGAGAACGAACTGCTCTCGGCTGCCAAGCTGAAATACACCGAGGCCGGTGAAGCGGTCAAAGTGATGGAGGAGCGGATCGCGACGGCCAAGGAGGTTGCTCTCGGCTTCGCTGGTGCGATCGGCGCCGGCTTCGCATTTGGCGGCCTGGCCGAACTCCCGGAAAAGTTCAAGCAGGTAATCGAGGCGGCGGCCGGCCTGAAGGACACAGCCGAGACCATCGGCATCACCGCGGAAAACCTCCAGCGCCTTCAGTTCGCTGCGTCACAAAGCGGCGTGTCGACGGACGACCTGAACAGCGCTCTCGAAAAGTTTTCGAAGAACCTCGGCGAGGCTGAGACCGGTACCGGCGAGCTTTACAAGATCCTGAAGGCCAACCACGTCACGATTTCGGGCGACGTGACGAAGGATTTCGAGAACTACGCCAATCTGGTGCAGGGCGCGACCAACGCCGAGCAGAAGAACCTGCTCGTGAGCGCGGCATTCGGCAAGAACGCCCAGGAGCTTGGGAACCTCTTCAACGAGGGGGCAGAGGGCGTCCGCAACCTCGCCGACGAGGCCGACAAGGCCGGCGTGATCATGAGCGACTCGACGCTGAGCGGCGCCAAGGAACTCGACGACGAGATGTCGAAGTTGACCATGCAGTTCAACTCGACCTTTTCGGACTTTGCCATTCTGACCGCCCCGCTGGTCATCGAGGCGATGAAGGAAATCAGCGCCTCGATCCGCGACATCAAGGGCGTGGTCGACGAGCTGAGCCAGGGGAACGCCCTGCAGATCATCGCCGACATCGAGAAGGGCAAGCTCGACGGCGCGGCCAATCTGGCGTCGAAGGCGGCCAACGCCATCAACCCCGGCGCCTTGATCGCCTCCCCACTCACCAACTGGATCAATTCGTCCTTCAACAATGGGGCGGCCAACGATTCCGCTGCGTCCACCCGCGTGCACGATCGCGATGTCGACCCCGACATACCCCGGGCCGTTGTGCATGGCGCGACGGTCATCCCGACGACGCCGGGGTCGTCAGGCGGCGGCTCGGACTCCTTCGAAAAGCTGATCGCCTCTGCCAAGAACGCGACCGCGTCGCTGAAGGCCCAGGAGCAGGCGCTTACCGAGACGGCTGGCCAAGCCGCATACCTCACCGAAAAGCAGAACCTGCTGAACAAGGCGAACTCGGACGGCCTCAAGCTTTCCCCGACGCAACTGAAGCAGATCGATGCCGAGGCAAAATCCTACGCCAACGCCAAGCTCCAGCTCGCGGGGTTGCAGGAGACGATGGCGGACCAGTCGCCGTGGGACGCCATGGAGCAGTCGATCGCCAAGCAGAGCGAACTGCTAAAGGCCGGCGCCATCAACTGGAGCACCTACGCGACGGAGATCGGCAAGTCGGCCGAGACCATGGTCGACAGCTACGGCAATGCCGCGAACGACGTGATCGGCAACCTGTCGAATCTCACCGACGCCATGGGCCTTCAGGGTAAGGCGGCTTTCGAAGTTCAGAAAGACCTGTCCATTGCCCGCGCGGTGGTGGCCGGTGGCGAAGCGATCGTCCACAGCTACAATGCCGGCGCCGCAATCGGCGGCCCGCCGGTAGGCTTCACTTTTGCGGCTGTGGCTGCTGCAGCGACGGCGGCGCAGATCGCCGCGATTGCCTCGACCTCCTACCAAAGCACTTCGTCGGTCAGTTCAACGGGCGGCTCCTCGAGCTCGACGCCCGCCGCTGCCGCTGCGCCGGTGCAGGCCGGCCCAACGGTCAATGTTCAGTTCCTCGGCAGCGCCAACACCCGGTACAGCCGCGATGAGGTGCTGACCCTGATCGATGCCATCAACAGCGCCACCAACAACGGCGCCAAGCTCAACGTGGCGGCCTGACCATGATCGTCGTCTCGTCCGCATATGCGCTCGCCGCCGCGGCGGCCGCCGACCCCGATCACCCGATCATCGGCTGGAACAACCTGGTCACGTTCACCAACATCACCAGCGGCAACGCGGCGACTGGATATCCCGCCACCAACCTTTCCAACCCGTCGACTGCTCTCCGCTGGCAGGCGGCGGACACGACCGACCAATACCTGACCGTGCTCTTCGGCGCCGAGGACACCGTCGAGTATATGGCGGTTGCCCGCCACAACTGGGGTTCCGGTGCGGTCGTGGTGTCCGTTGAGGGCCTCGCATCCGGCGCCGACCCGGTCTCGGGCTGGACGGAACTGGTCAGCGAGACGCTGCTCCCCGATGACAGCCCGGCACTGTTTCGCTTCGTCGCGCTGCCGCTGGTCGGCATCCGGTTCAAGCTCCAGCCGGGCTCGGTCGTGCCGTTTGCCGCAGTCGTCTTCACGGGCGCGCTGCTTGTGCTGCTGAGGGGCCTCCCGACCGGTCACACGCCGATCAACTACGGCCGCACGGCCACGACCCTTGGCGTGCGGTCGCAGGGCGGGGACTTCCTCGGGACCGTGGTGCTGAACACCGCGCTCGCGACCTCGATCGCGCAGCAGAACCTCGAGCCGGACTGGTATCGGGCAAACCTGGAGCCCTTCCGTCTCGCCTCTGCCGATGCAACCTTCTTCTGGGCCTGGAGCCCGCGCGATTACCCGTTCGAGGTGGGCTACTGCTCGGTCACCAATGATCCGCAGCCGGTCATCAGCCAGCTTCCCGGGCACATCGACATCACGTTCAACATTGCCGGCGTTGCCCTATGAGCAAGGCCCTCAATTACGTCGAAATGGATCTGGACTATTGCGCGCTCCGCTACGGCGAGACGAACGGGGCAGGGACTTGCCCGGCCGTGCTCGGGGTCGACAGCACGATCAAGTGCTTCAATACGCTCTCGACCTGTGCCGTGCGCGCATCGTTCACCAACGCCCCGGTGACGGAGCGTTTCGCGCAGCCGTCCGCCGATCTGCCGATCGCCATCGAGGCACTGCCCGACATCGTGAGCGTCGAGTATGCGCCGGCGATCATATCGCTCGGCGTCGACCTTGGGCAGCGGTCTCAGCTGACCGCCACGTTCAGCGATCACCCTCACTCCGATACGGGCGCAGGCGGGGACAAGTACCTCTCGGACCGGCCCTATGTTCCCTTCAAGCAGGGCACCTTCTGGGGAAAATTCCGGGCACGCCAGTCGTTCATTCGCGGCCGGGCGCTGCGATGGATGCAGGGCCTGGTCGGCCAGTCTCTCGACGAGATGGACACGCGCCACTTCGTCATGGAGAGCTTCAATGGGCCCAGCCTCGACGGCCAGTTCACCGTCACCGCTCAGGACCTGCTGAAGTTGCTGGACGGAGACCGCGCCCAGGCGCCGGCTCTCAGCCCGGGCAACCTCAACGCCAACATCACCAACGTGGCGACTTCCGCGACGCTCTCGCCTGCGGGCATCGGCGACAGCAGCTATCCGACTTCGGGCTGGCTGGCTATCGGCGGCACGGAAATCGTCTCGTTCACCCGCAGCAGCGACACCCTGACGCTGACGCGCGGGCTCTTCAACACCACGGCTGTCGCGCACAATGCCGGCGATCGCTGCCAGCTTTGCCTCTACTACCTGGCGCAGGACCCGGCGGATGTCATCTACGACCTCGCCACGACCTATGCCGGCGTCGACCCGGCGCACATCCCGCTCGACAACTGGCGCGCCGAAACGGCCGCCTACTATCGCCGCGTCGTCACGGCGATGATCTGCGAGCCGACCGGCTGCGATACCCTGGTAAGCGAACTCATCGAGCAGTGCGGGCTGGCGGTGTGGTGGGACGATCTGGGCCAGCAAATCCGCTTGCAGGTGTTGCGGGCCATTTCGACCACGGCGGAGCGCTTCGACGACAGCAGCGTCGCAGTGGGCACCCTCGTGCCGACGGAGCAGCCGGATAAGCGCATCTCGCAGGTCTGGACCTATTTCGGGATTTTCAACCCGCTCAAGAACCTGACGCAGATCGACAACTTCCGCTCGACGGCGATCACCGAGGACCTTGATGCCGAGGCCGACTATGGGCAGCCGGCGATCAAGAAGATCTATAGCCGCTGGATTCCGTTCGGCGGCCTGACGGTGGCGCAGCGCGTCAACGCCATCCAGCTTGGCCGGTACCGGACGGCCCCGCGCAAGTTCAACTTCGAGGTGTTCCGCCGCGGCGCATCGACGCCAATGCTCGGCGAGGGCTGCCGACTTCAGGGCAACCCAATGCAGGACGCGACGGGCGCCCGCGAGGATGTCCCGATCCAGATCGTCAGCATCCGGCCGCGCGATGATGCCTACGAAGTGACGGCAGAGGAAATGCTGTTCACCTCCTTCGACAGCGGCGACGACACGAACCGGGCCATCATCATCGATGCCAACGTGTTCGACATCAACCTCCGGACGCTGCACGACGAGCTCTATCCGGCGCCCACGACAGGCGACACGGTAACTTGTACGATCTTCGCCGGCGTCATCGTCGGTGCCTCGACGACCGCCGCGCGAGCTTTCGACGTCGGCTCGTGGCCATCGGGCGTGACGATCACCCTGATCGTTCAGGGTCGGATCGAGGGCGCGGGCGGCGACGGCGCTACGTCCAATGCCGGCAATGCCAATGGTCTTCCTGGCGGGACTGCCCTTTATACCCGGTACGCCATTGCTCTCGATGTAACCGCCGCGGCGGCCCAAGTCTGGGGCGGCGGTGGCGGCGGCGGTTCGAGAACGGGCCTTGCCAACAAGGATGGCGGATCGGGGGGCGGCGGTGCCAACCCGGGCAACGGGGGCGTCGGATTCAACCACAATGGTGCGCCCGGTACCACCGAGTTGGGTGGCTTGCCGCCCTCCGGCAACCTAGCCGGTCCCGGTGGTAACCCCGGCAGTCCGGGCGGCGCGCCCCCATCTGGCGTCTCGGCCGGAGGCGCGGCGGGCGATGCAATCGACGGCGTCAGCTACATCACCAAAACCGGCACCGGCGACATTCGCGGGCCGCAGGTCAACTAGCCGGAGTTTCCCCCATGACGACGCTCGCCCGCTACGAGTCGGACGCGACCGATGACGCCGGCAACCTGCTGACCAATGTGTCGGTCGAGGTGCGCCTCGAAAGCGGCGGGCTAGCCTCAGTCTATTCCGACCGCGCCGGGGCAACGGCGCTCGGCAATCCGTTCACGTCCACCGATGGTCACGTCGGGTTTCATGTCGCCGGCGGCGCTTACAAGATCACCTTCACCGCTGGCGCCGTTTCCCGCGTCCGTCGGTATGTCGCGATCGGCCTCGCATCCGAAACCGATCTGGCGATCACCAGCGTCAATGGTCAGACCACCGGCGCCGTTCTGCTCAAAGGCAGCGAACAGATCGAGAACCTTGGCCTTGCGTTCTCGGTAGGCTCGTCGGCCCTCACCTGCGCGGTCAAGCAGGCCGATGGGTCGAGTGACGCCTCGAGCACGGCGCCGATCTATGTCGGCATGCGGTCCGCGACGCTCACCAGCGGCGCCTTCAACCAGCGGACGATCACCGGCGCCGTGTCGCTCACGGTGCCGTCCACGGCCACGCTGGGGCATACCAGCGCCGTCGCCGGCAATCTCTACTGGTACCTGATCGACAACGCCGGTGCGCTTGAATTGGCGGTCTCGGCGACCGACTTCGGTCGGGCAGGGCGCGCCTCGACCACGACGATCGCCGGCGGCTCGAATACCGCGGCGACCATGTACTCAGCGACCGGCCGCAGCAACGTCCCGTTCCGCAAGATCGCGAGCACCATCGACACCCAAACCGTCGCGGGAACGTGGGCGGCGGCGCCATCAACGGTGCAGCTCTCGCCGACGGCAGACGACACCAAGCTGGCGAAATCGGCCAATCTGTCCGACTTGGCCAGCGCTGCGGCGGCGCTGACCAATCTGGGCGGGTTTGGCGTCATCAAGGTCCAGAGCTTCACCTCGTCCGGCACCTATACGCCGGAC